GCCCTGGCCGACTTCACCCTCGGGCCAGGGCTGGCCCATGCTCAGGGAGGTGGGCATGCCCAAGGCGCCACCCACTCGATGCGGTGCCGTCGGATGCTACGAGTTCGCGACCAACCGCGGCCGATGCGACGACCACCAGCCCAAGCCGTGGGCCAACCGGGCGCGCAAGCAGGACCGATACGGCATGAGTTCAGGCACATGGCGCAGCCTCAAGCGGCAGGTCGGCAGCCGGGACAACGGCTGCTGCTACGTATGCGGACGTGAGCCGGACGAGGGCGAGACGTTCGACCTTGAGCACAAGACGCCCATCAGTGAGGGCGGCTCGGCGAAGGACATGGACAACCTCGGGCTGATCTGCCCCGAAGACCATGCGATCAAGTCCAAGGCCGAGGCGGCGCGGGCCAATCGCGAGCGCGCAATGCGACGACGGATCGGACTCGATTCCCCCGGGTAAGGGGGTCAGAATCTCTGACGTGATCGTCTGGGGGCCCGCCGCGGTCAGTGAGGGAGACGCGCACTCAGAATCGGGGACGGGGGGTCTGTCATGGGGAGGACCGCGCAGCCCGCCGCGCTGAAACTGATCAAGGGGCAGCGTGCCGGGCGTGACTCTGGGGGCCGCGAGGTAAACCCGGGGCCTGCCTTCAAGCGGGTGCCGCCGAACCCGCCGTCGTGGCTTTCGCGTGAGGCTGCTGAAGCCGGAGGACCGGGCGGCACTTTCGGCGTACTGCGAGGCTTGGGCCACGTTCGTCGAGGCGACGCGCACTGTGCAGGAAGAGGGCCTGGTTATCGAGGCGAGGCAGGGCAAGCTGGCGCATCCGTGCGTCGGCATCGCTCGTGCAGCTGGCCGGGAGATGAGGAGCTGGGCCGGGCATTTCGGACTGACGCCCTCGACCGAGCAGGCCCTGGCGAGGGGGGCCGACGATGGCGGCGAGGACGACAACCCGTTCGCGTAAGGCGCCGAGGGCCTTCCTGGACGACTCCGAGTTGGAGCGCCTGAAGATCTCGCCAGAGGTTGCTTGGTATCTGACCGAGCGCGGTATTCCGCTTCCGGACTGTCCGCCTCTGATCCGGACGCCTGAACCGCGGGATGTACCTGGCGCGGCGTTCGATCCGGATCGTGTGGACCGGGTCATCAAGTCCTTCTCGCTGCTGCGGCATACGCAGGGCCAGTGGGCTGGGCAGCCGCTCCGGCCCGATCCATGGCAGGTGGCCTACATCCTGGCCCCCGTATTCGGATGGGTCGTGTGGGATGAGGACGCCGACTGCTACGTCCGGATTGTCCGTGAGCTGTATGTCGACGTGCCGCGGAAGAATGGCAAGAGCACGCTGTGCGGCGGCATCGCGATCTATCTGACGTGCGGGGATGGTGAGCCGGGCGCCCAGGTGGTGGCTGCGGCGACGACGGAGCGGCAGGCAGGTTTCGTCTTCCAGCCGGTGAAGCAACTGGCGGAGCGGGCGCCGGCCCTGAAGAAGCACGTCAAGGCGTACAAGAAGAAGATCGTTCACCCGAAGTCGCACAGCTACTTCGAGGTGATCGCCGCTGTGGCGGATGCCCAGCACGGGGCGAACCTTCACGGAACTGTGATCGATGAGCTTCACATTCATAAGGACCCTGAGCTGGTGGAAACCCTGGAAACGGGGACCGGCTCGAGGCGCCAGCCGCTGGTGTGCATCATCACGACGGCTGACTCCGGGAAGCAGGGCACGATCTACGCCCGCAAGCGTCACCGGATCGAGCAGCTCGCCCGGGGCGTGCTGTCGGACCCGTCGGTGTACGGCGTGGTGTGGGCGGCCGAGAAGACGGACGATCCGCACGTCGAGGAGACGTGGCGGAAGGCGAACCCGGGCTACGGGATCAGTCCGACGCGCTCGTACCTGGCGAAGGCGTCCCGGGAGGCCAAGCAGAGCCCGGCAGATCTGGCGAAGTTCCAGCGCCTGCACCTGGGGCTGCGGACCAAGCAGGAGACGAAGTTCATCACGCTGGAGTCGTGGAATCGCAACGCCTCCATGATCCGCGAAGAGGCGCTTCGCGGCCGGGCGGCCTACGGCGGTATCGACCTGGCGTCCACCTCGGACCTGTTGGTGCTGTGCTGGCTCTTCCCGGACGACGAGCTCGGCGGTTACGACGCGCTGTACCGGATATGGACGCCGGAGGCGAACCTCGACGAGCTGGCCAAGCGGACCGCCAAGGAGTCCGAGGTGTGGGTCCGCGAGGGCCTGCTCATTCCGACTCCGGGCAACGTCGCGGACTACGACTACATCCAGGCCGCCGTCGAGCGGGACATGGATGTCTTCGACGTCCAGAGCATCGGCTTCGACCCGTGGAACGCAACGCAGTTGACCAATGACCTGATGGCCGCGGGCGCTCCGATGGTCAAGGTGAGGCAGGGTTTCGCCACCTTGTCGCCTCCGATGAAGGAGATGCAGCGCCTGCTGCTGGCGGGAACGGCTGAGAGGCCACTGTTCCGGCACGGCGGGAATGCCGCGGTCACGTGGCAGGTGGACAACCTGTCCGTCGCGATGGATCCCAGCGGCAATGTCAAGCCGGACAAGAAGACGAGCGCCGAGAAGATCGACGCAGTGTCAGCGACGGCGACCGCGCTCTCAGAGGCCATGGCGCGTGAAGTGCCGGCCAGGAGCGCTTATGAGGACGGCGGCCTGGAGGTCGTGTGAGGGGGTGGCCGTCGTGTGGGGCTGGTTTCCGTGGCGTCGAACGGCAGTGCGCAAGCGGGTGGTGGTGAACCTCGCCGACAAGGCGTTCGCCGGGGTGCTGTGGGCGAAGAGGGGCCCGCTGCTGGTGCTGCGGGACGTGACGTTGATGCAGCACGGGGCGGCGGATACGCCGATGGACGGCGAGGTCATCGTCGAGCGGTCGAGGGTCGAGTTCATTCAGGCCGTGACGGGAGGCTGACGTGGCGTTCGTCGTCTCCCAGGGGCAGTTGTCGGCGGTGTCGATCGCTCCGCTGGCCGCGCCTGCGGCTTACGTGCAGTTGGCGGACGGGATCTACCGCGAGTACGCGCACCTGTACCGGTGCCAGCCGCAGATCCGCACGGTGGTGTCCTTCCTGGCGCGAAACATCGCCCAGCTGGGGCTGCACACCTTCCGCCGGGTGTCGGACACGGACAGGGAGCGCCTGACGGATCATCCGCTGCCGCGGATTCTCGCGGCTCCGGGCGCCCAGTTGACGCGATACCGGCTGATTGAGCGTCTGGTGTCGGACATCGCGATCTACGACACGGCGTACTGGGTGAAGGTCCGCGTCGAGGGCGGCGGCGTGATCGGTGTGATCCCCATCCCGCCGTCGCGGATGACGGTGGAGGGCGACAACTGGCTGCAGCCGGAGATGTTCAAGGTCCACGGCTCGAAGGGCGATCTGGAGCTCACGCCGGATCAGGTGGTGCACTTCCACGGCTATGACCCGGTGGATCTGCGGTTCGGATCTCCGCCGATCGACTCGCTTCGCAGTCTGCTGGCGGAGGAGTTCGAGGCGAACCGGGCCCGTGAGCAGATGTGGCGCAACGGTGGCCGGCTTTCCGGTGTGCTGAAGCGGCCCGCGGATGCGCCTGCGTGGGCGCCTGAGGCGAAGGCCCGATTCCGTGCAGGGTGGCGTGGCTACACAGAGAGCGGCCAGGGCACGCCGATCCTTGAGGACGGCATGGAGTATGAGCAGCTCGCCATCGACCCGGCGAAGGCCCAGTACATCGAGGCCCGCAAGCTCACCCGGGAAGAGGTAGCGGCGGCCTATCACATTCCGCTGCCCATGGTCGGGATTCTCGACAACGCCACGTTCTCCAACATCAAAGAGCAGCATCAGCAGCTCTACCAGGACACCCTCGGCCCGTGGCTGCAGATGATCCAGGAGGAGATCGGTCTTCAGCTGATCCCGGATCTGCCGGACTCGGACGATGTGTACGTCGAGTTCAACCTGCAGGAGAAGCTCCGCGGCTCCTTCGAGGAGCAGGCGCAGCAGCTGCAGACCGCGGTCGGTGCCCCGTGGCTGACCCGCAACGAGGCTCGGGCACGCATGAATCTGCCGCAGATCGACGGCGGCAACGACCTCATCACCCCGATGAACGTGCTGGTGGGCGGGCAGTCGTCCCCGACGGATTCGGCTCCGGAGGCGCCAGCACTCCCAAAAGGGCGGGGCCGCCTGGTGTTGATGAAGGCGGCCGGGGTGAGCAGGCCGGACGACCTCGGCGACTTCGACGAGGAGCTTGAGGCGTTCACGGCCGCACTGGAGCGGTGGACGAACCGGCAGTCGGCGCGCTTGGCCTCCCGAGCGGGCGCCAAGGCGGACGGTGTGCCGGATCTGCTGGCATGGTGGGACGAGGGCGCCGCGGACCGGCTGGCGGAGCTGCAGGCGCTGCTGGCCGAGCACGGCTACCGCATCGCTCAGCTGTCGGCGTGGGGTGTGCTGGACTCGTTCAACCCGGAGGCCGCGGGCTGGGATCCGGAGGTCATGCTGCCGTGGCTGCTGGCCGCGGCGGAGACGCACGCCGCCCAGCACGAGCAGGCTGGCCGCGAGGCTGTTGAGGCCGTTCAGGAGGATCCGGGCGAGGACTGGCGAGCCGGGCTGGAGCATGCGGCCGGGCTGTGGGCGGTGGCTGCCCAGGTGCGCGCGTCGACGGCGGCGACGGAGGCCCGCGGTTTCGGATCCCACGATGCGGCCGGTGTGTCCGGGGTGACGAAGAAGATCTGGCGGACGGGCGGGGCGAATCCGCGGCCGTCGCATCGGGCACAGGACGGCGAGGCCGTGAGCCTCGACGACGTGTTCAGCAACGGCCTCCGGTGGCCCGGCGACGGCAAGGGCGAGGCCAAGGAAACCGCGAACTGCAAGTGCCGTCTCGACTACGCAACGGAGTAACGATGCGAATCAAGTCATGCCCCGTGCGCATCAAGGCGGCGGGGGAGCACGAGGGGACCGACGAGGGGACTTTCGAGGCGATCGTCGCCGCGTACAACCTGGATTCGGTCGGCGACAAGATCACGCCGGGGGCGTTTGCGGACACTCTTGCCGACTGGAAGGGCCGCGGCGACCCGATCCCGGTGCTGTGGTCGCACATGTCGCACGATCCCGAGTACCACATCGGCGAGGTGCTGGAGGCGGAGGAGCGGCCCGAAGGGTTGTGGGTGAAGGCCCGCATCGACACCGAGCCCGGCTCGAAAGCCGCCCAGGTGTACAAGCTGCTGAAGGGTCGCCGCGTCACTCAGTTCAGCTTCGCCTACGACGTCGAGGAGGGCGCGTGGGTGGACCAGAAGGACGGCGAGGGCTTCTACGAGCTGCGCAAGCTCAAGCTCTACGAGGTCGGCCCCACCCTGATCGGCGCCAACCAGGCGACCGAGCTGCTTGACGTGAAGTCCGCCGACGGCGCCACCATGCGCATCGCGGTCGAAGGCGCTTCCGCCGCACAGACCGAGGA